GTCCATATTTAATTTTTAAAATTTTTTTATTAACGAATTATTTTAACATCTGAGTCACCTCTACTCAAAGCACCAAACAGACCATCAAATGGGCTTTCGGTTTTTTTATAATCTCTTGAACTTTTTGTAGGAGCAGTAGGATTCTTTAAATCCGAAACTACTTTTTCTTGTCCTAGTTCTTGTCCATGAGAAATAAGGGACGAATCATAAACTTCAGGGTCGGAAGCGTAAGCCAATACACGATACCACTTGTCAAAATCAACATCACCTTTGTCATCTTTGAATAAATCAAAAAACTTATTGTTATCGATAGTCATTTCTTGTAGCGATTCCGGGTTTTCGACTTCATAAGAGAATTTCTCATCACCATAAGAAACTAAAATACGCTTGTTATCCATCACGTCTTTAGTTTTTTCATGAGATGAAACAGTTTCTGTCCATTTAGCACGTTGTTCTTCTTGGTTTACAGTTTCAGTTTCTTCAGTTTGTTCTTTGACAGGTTGAGTGAAGTTTTTCTGTTCGTCAACATACTTGTCTCTTAGTTTAGTTGCATCTGCTGCCAGAAGTTCCTTACCAAGTTCCACTTCGTCCTCGTCAAATTTGTCTTCGTCTAAAGAGTACTTGTCAACTATTTCCCTAGTATACAATCTTTCGATTGCTCCTTTTGAAAGGGTAGGATTAGCCTGTTCTAGGTCACGTCTCATGACCTTTTCGTCAGACATTTCTGAATAGTTAACTGAAGTCGCCTCTAAATACGGAGTCAAGTTTCCAGTTTCATTGTAATATTCGACTGCATTTTTAATGAAGTCATCTTTAAATTCAGCACTTGATGAATCTCTCATCCTTTTGTACTCGTCAAAAAAGTCTTCTAAGTTTTCCGCTTTACCGTTGCTTAAATCCTTAGATATAGCGTCAAGTTGACTAAACAACTCATCCGGCTTACCAATTTCTTTTTCTGCTTCTTCAGCAGGCTCTTCAACTTCTGTCTCTGCAACAGGAGTTTCTTGAGTTTCTTCTACCTCTGTTTGCTCTTCGGAGGTATTCTCTACCTCTGTTTCTTCCTTTACCTCTTCGGTTTCAGGAGTTTCCTCTGGACTCTCTGCTTGTGGAATGTCCACAGGTTGAGCCTCTCCATTTTCGTCTACAACTTTGAATGCAGACAAGTCGAATTCTTCTTCCATAATTATAATTTGTTTGTTGTTTGTTAATTGTTATTGCTCAACTCCAGGCTGATCTATCATTTTCATACCCATTTCTTTAGTAGGTAGATTATCCATTGCATTTCTTTCTAAATTAGATGCTTGTCTAATACCTTCTATCTCTAGTTCAAATTCATACTTTTCTTTTTGCAACTTAGATGCTAACTCAGACTTCATTTGCTCCATCTTCATTTTCATTTCCATCTCCATTTGCAAAGTCTGTTGTTTAGACTGTTCTGCTGCTTGTGCAGATTGCTGTTGAATCTGACCATTCATTTGCTGTTGCTTTTCAGCATTAGCCTGAGCCTCTTCTCTTTTCTTTTTCATTCTATAAGCAAGAACTTGCTGTGCCTGCTTTAGATTTGTTATTTGCTCTATGTAAACAGCATCTTCAAAATCTACTTGCCCTTGAGCAACACTCCCTTGTAGAATTTGCATTAGCCTTTGCTTTTGCTCATCACTTGGTCTATCTTCTATTTTAACTCCAAACTCGTGCTTTCCAACAGATGGGGACATTTTAAAGAACTCCATAGATTTTTTACCTAGAGATCTTACATATCCTTCAATTGGATTTTTCTTTACACTATCTTGTAATCTTATAATCACAGAAGACGCTAGTTGTTCTAATAAGTATCTTTCTCCTTGCTCTATATGTGCTAGTGCATTGTTAGTTGCTTGAGCAGCCATTTTTGCAGTAGTAGTTAATGCTCTTGCATCTGGAGTAGAACCATCAGTGAATTCATTAAGACCAGTAATCTGTCTAATCATTTCAATGTTGTTCTGAATTACTTGGTAATACGTCATAGCGTCTCTACCTAATCCATTCTCCAACTCTTCTATTGGCTTATAGTTTGTTGCCTTACCACCAATATCATTTTTTCTATAAACTAATGTACCTGTCTTGTTAAACAAGTCGATCACATCCATTGGTTTCATTTGCTGACCTCCTGCACCTAAAGGAATATCCTCTAATGCACCGAGTTCTATCATGATACCCTTGGGTCTAGCCTGATTAATTGTGTTTTGAAGTCTATACCATGATATCTGTATCTGATCTGCAATAGGTATTAGTTGTTCCATTATTCCTAATGGCTTCATATTATGAAAATCTGGGGCGAATAAATGGTAAGAAAGATCTGTGTCCATTAACTTAGACTTTACTCTTTTCATATCATTACATAAGCCATAATCAAAACAATATTCTGAGTCAACAATCCATGATATTTTGTATACCGTTTTGTATGAAGACCTTATATATTTATTTTTTCTTTTGTTTTGGCTACTATATCCTGCTCTACCAAATCTCTTATTTCCTCTTCTATCTGTTCTAGACTCATGTACCATTTGATCAACAGAAAAGAACTCTATTTCCAACACAAGCAATTTACTATCATCGTAATCCTTGGAATACGCTCTAGTAGGAGTATTCATACTTGTAGGACCTTTTCTTCCTGAAAACCTTTCAGCAATGTCTTGGTATTCTTTTTCATTAAATTGATCACCTGCCCTTTGCTTTAAATCAGCAATAGACATTTCTGTAACCTCTCCTATATGTATCTTATCAGAAAAATCTCTCTTATTACAATGAGATACCAATAACTTAGCAGGGTTTATTACCCTAACTTTAACAGAACCATTGCTGTCTATATATTCTTTATATCCCGCAACACCGAAGTCAAATAAATATTCCATTATTTGCTTACGCTTTTCATCCATTCCATTTGTATGAAATACAAGGTCAATACCTTGCTCCATTTCAATAGATGCATTATGCTTAAAAGTATAATTCATGTGCATCTCTAGTTCCTCATCATCTACTGGATCTTTTGGTGCTTTTTTTAATGCACTAAATTCTTCCATTCCCGGAACGGTCTTAGAAAGAGACTTTCTTAAATCCATTTTTGCTTTAGTACGCTTATAGTAATTTTCTATATCTGCTTGTGCTATTGCGTCAATTGGAGTAGCGGTAATATTGTATTCTGTCTTGTTTAATTTACCAAGTGCAATTCGTCTGAATTTTGGAACAATAGGTAGCACAGACCAATCAATAGCAATCCAACTTTCATTGTCTGCTTCATCAACATTCATAAGTTGCTTATACTTATTTACTGACTGATTTCCTTGTGCATAATCTTTGATCTTAGTATAAGACCCTCGATTATTATTAAATGATTGCGTGCCATGATTTGTATAATCAGACCATGATGCTTTTGCATATGACAAACACCAATCCTTACCCTTTTGACTAGGGTCTACATTATGGTTTGGATAGTTTGCTTTACTCTCGTTTTTTATCATCCTACCTTGAACTTTTTAAACATTGATTTTGCTTCTACTAGATTTCCTTTTGTATAAAAATTCCTTAATAGAATATTTTTATCTGCTATAAGAGTGTACCCTGCTGCCATTGCCGCATCAAATTTTGTTGTTTTACTTATATCAAACTCTAACCAGTCTTTTAACAATTCTGGATAGCAAACTCTTTCTATATTACTTTCTATATATTCTTCAGTTACTTCTGCAATTTGTTGATGAGTTCTCACTGATCCACTCATTCCAGGTTTAGCACTACCCGGTAAATACATTAAAAAAGCAGAGTATCCTCTGTCTTCAAAGTAGTTTTTAATACCGATCTTATTATCTTCAAAAAGAAGTTGACAAGAATAATAGTGACAGCACTTCAAAACATCTTCGTAAAATTGTCTTGCGGTGCTTGGTCGGTAAATGTATTCAACTATAAATGAACTGTCGTAAAAATTTGATACTGGGTTGTGCTTCTTATATACGTAAAAGGCTCCATTAGATCTTCTTTGATCTACAGTGCTATCATGATCATATGGATCACATCCAATAACGAACTCATTCTTTCTGGTAGGTAGATAATTCTTACCTCTTTTAATAACTATATTAGCGTCTTTTTCATCATCAAAAAGATAGGTTACATTGAACCTACCATTAGACATGGGTTTAAATTCTACCGAACCTGTTTCTCTATCCCCAACCCATTCAAAATTACCTTTAGTATAAAGATTATCATTCCAAGATATACGATCAATCTGATCATTTAACTTCATTGCATTAAACAAAGATTTCTCCCCATCTATCCTAAAAGCCTCTTCAATAGTGAACGGATTCCTTCTAATAATGCTTGACAAAGCACGATCATCATTGATAAGATTTGCACGTTCAGCCAAATAATAGTCCTTAGCACGTTTTTCATCTGCATGACCATATTTGTCGAAGTATAAGGTTTTATATGAGGGAGTAAAGAATCGAAATAATCCACTGGGAGTTCTACCATGTATATTTCTACTTCCCTGGTCGCTGTTGTCCCAAAGTCTTTTAAACGACTCACCACCTGACTCCATTTCCTCAACAGTGGTTGTGTAAAGCAATTTTCCAATGTACTCACCATCCAATTCCGAACAGAAACGTACAACATTATGCCTTTCCCAGACATCCACTTCCATAGTTTTCCCAACCTCGTCACCAAGGTACCTGTGTAATTTTGTTCCATCATATCCATATTTTTCTGAACTCTTCCAATCTATTTGGCTTTCAAGTTCTGGTTTACCTAAATCTTCTAGTGATTTTTTTCCTCTTAATGTTGTTCTATAAAATCTTAACTCTGATGTTGGAGTAACTCCCTTAGATTGATCATATACTGGTCTAAAAAAGTCTGGTAGTTTTTTGAAGGGTCCTACAATCGACTTTGCAAATACATTGTTTTTAGCATCGTTTGCTGTTTTAGATTGTATTCCACCGTTCTTGTTTTTAGACCTAGATATTAAATCAAACATAAACACACCGGCTCGAACAGTCTTACCTTGCCTACGCTTAGTTATCTCTATCATTCCTAAAGAGTTAGGATCGTTAATAGATGCTTGTAAAAAATAAAAGTAATCTTGATCTACTTTTCTGAAACTAGGGTATCCGATATCTATCTTCCACCAGTTTAAAAATAAATAATGCATTCCAGTTAAGTATTCGGCTTTACCATTATTCATAAACCAAACCCCATTCAATCTTCTATCCCATTCTTGAGATCTAAAATTCTCTAACTCAACATCAAAAAAATCTTTATCCTCTGCTTGACGTAATAATTCTGCATTTCGTTTATATGTATAATTCTCAGGCAACTCTGTTCTTATCCAAACCTGATCAGCCTTTACCGAAGAACTAGTTATTATAGGTCTCTTCTCTTCTTCTTTAGAAATTACATTAAATACCTTTCCCTTTGGCGGCAATGTAAACTCTACTCCTTGAATGTTTACTATCATAAATTAGCAATGAATTCTGGTGTTAACCTTTTATCCGCTTTTATTGTCTTCAATAACTCCTGGTCTTCTCCATACAGTTTTTGATAATACGCATCTAGCCTATCATTGATGGTGTTTAAATCATCCATGATTTTAGATTTTATTTGTAACGCTTGTAATATGTCTTTATCTCTGTCACCCTCTACAGGGCTTAATAGTTTTTTCTGATATTCAAAAAAAGTTTGCTCATTTGATACTATCATAGACCAAATTCTATTGTTTTGTTTTCTTAAAAACTCATCAACCATATCCTTTAATTGATCAGAAAGAAAGAAGAACATATTATGCAGTTTCTCATTGTCTTTAACTAAGTCAAATCCGGCTAGAATTGCGGACTGTTCTTTTCTTATTTTAAGATCAGGAAATTGTTCTTTCATTGGAGTGTTTTGATCATAAACATATAGGACATACGCAATCATCTGATCATCAGCAGATTGGAAACTGCTAAACATTTTCATCTTAGGATACTTTTTTTTTAACGATCCTTTAACCTTGAATGGGTTAAATATCATCTTCCTAAAGTCCTCAGTGTTGAAGATTTCTGTTAAAGACATATTGTTGGTTTTGGTAAAAATATAGGAATTGAGTGAGGTGATTGTAAAATTTTACAACTCGGTTTTACTACCCTATTTTGGGTACAAAATTTTTAGTCTTTAACTATAAGCAACTATTATATTTACGGTTCGTTGATTTAGACATTGTTGTCTAATAAACAGGTAATTAAATTAAGTATAAAAAAAATATAGATGGCTCACGAAATAAGTCAACAGACAAAGTTTGTTTTAGATCTGAAAACATTAGGGATGGTTATAGGCTTTGCAGT